TCATGCGCAACGCGGTGATTTGATAGCTGCCGACTTCGGGCACGGTATGGCGGCTGGAACCTGCCTGGGCGTTTACTCCTGTGCGCCTGGCCCAGGCGGCCTCGTGTTTCGCCCAACGTTGAGCGGTACGGCCGCATGGACCGTGTGACGTGCCGCAAGCAGCGATCGCTGGGTTCCTTGTCAATCTGGGCGCAACTGTAGCGTTTGCGGCTGCTGCTGCGGCAGTTATTCAGACAATCCTGATCAATATTGCTCTCGGGCAGATCACGAGACTTCTGACCAGAAAGCCACGGGTTGAACGCCCGCCGATCAATGTCACGATCAGAAACTCCATCGAGAATCGCAGGATTCCGTTCGGCACCTGCCGTCTCGGTGGATCGTTTGCTTTCTACGATAATGGTCTGGGCTACCTGTGGTACGTGGTGGTTTTTTCCGGGATTCAGGTCGCCGACATCCGCGATGTGTGGTTGGACACGCAGCGCGTCCTCGACGGCGACATCAACGGTGGCGCTGCAGCGGGCGGCGCCGTCACGGCGGGTGCGTTTGCCAACCGACTGGCAATCTTCAAGCATCTCGGCACGTCTGCTCAAACAGTCGATACTGACCTCGATGCGGCGCTGGCGGTGTGGACGTCGAACCACCGATTGCGAGGGTGTGCATACGTTGTCGTGAGGATGGAACGGGATGATGCGGTCTATCAGAATGGCGCCCCTCAGAACATTACGGCGCTCGTTGATGGAGCGCTGTGTTACGACCCGCGGCTCGATTCGACCAATGGCGGATCGGGTAGCCACCGCAGGACTGATCCGTCGACCTGGGCTTTCACGCGCAATCCCGCTCTGCACTGGCGCTGGTATGTCTCGGGCGGATCGGTCATCAATGATCTGACGACGCGGCTCATCAAATACGGGCTGCGTGAGATCGACAATCGCATCGTGGATTCCTACACGATCGCCGCGGCCAATATCTGCGATGAGACACTTTCAGGCGGCGTTGCCCCGCCGTCAGGGAGTCAACTGCGCTATCGATGTGATCTCGAGGTCTCAACGGGGGAGACGCGCCGGGACATCATCGAGGACATTCTGGCGACGATGGCAGGTACTCACGTGATCGTTCATGGGCAGCACCGAATCTACGCTGGCGCCTACCAGACGCCCGTCCATACATTCACCCAGGACGACCTCTACGGGCAGCTCGAGATTGAGGACACGGTCGATCACGAGCGCCGCTACAACGCCGTGGCCGGCGTCTTTCTCGATGCCGCGAATGAAAACGTCGAGCAGACCACCATCTTCCGCACGGACTCTGCGTATGAAACGCAGGATGGTGGCGAGCAGATCCCGGTCGAGATCGATCTGCGCGGCGTGACCAATCAATACCAGGCGCAGCGGCTGTGCGAAATCAAGCTGCGCAAGTCACGGATGATGCGCTCGGTGAAGCTCGTGGGCGCACTCAATCTGCTCAAGGTCGCGCAGCATGAAACGCTCACGTATACACACCTACGCTACGGCTGGACCGCGCGCGTATTCCAATGCGCTGAGCGGCACTTCGAGTTCAACGAGGAAGCCGGCCGTGTTTCTCTGACCTGCCTGCGTGACGATACGGGCGTTTGGGCCGACATGGTGACCGCCGACTATGAGACCGGCACCAGCAGCACGGATGTGTTTACGGTGGATACCCCGGTGGCGCCGACCAATCTCGTCAGCGTTGGTCTGCACAACGGCATCCGATTCACCTGGACGCTACCTGGATCTCTGCCGATTGGAGCCGAGGTTGAGCTGTGGGAGTACACAGCAAACACGCCATTTTCCAGTGCAACGCGGATCTGGCGCGGGCTGGCGTCGGAAGTTTTCGTCGAGAAACTGGACACGACCCAGCGCTTCTATTGGATACGCATCCGCGGGCGTACTGGAGCGGTGAGCGCCACCGAGCCTTCAGGCAACGGCCTGGCCGGCGTGGCCGTGCCGCTAACGGAACATCAGAGTTCAACGCCGGCCGACGGTTCATTCAACTACGGCAGCATCAACACCGGCTCGACGTTCTTCGACACGCGCGATGTGACGACGCTTTCCTACACCAACAACACCGGGCAAAACGTTGACGTGTCGATCGCATACAAGGGGCTGTTCAGCCTCGCATCCGCTGAACTCTCAGGCATCGGCCGCTTCGCGTTTATGCGTGTGACCGGCGATGCAACCTATTCGGAAGCGACGGAAGGCTACAACTTCTCGGGGTTTGTGAGTCCAGATCGAAAGGCTCGCAGTGGGACGCTCGTGATGACTCTCACCAACGGTCAGGCGATCACGGCGCGAGTGAGCATTCTGCTTAAAGCACAGGCTGGCAATTATCCTAACGTGCCGAATGCAAACTATGACGACGTGGCGTTGAGCTTACACATCACGAAACGCTGATCACTTCACAGGGCACAGGATGGTGGTTATTTCTTCTTTTCCGGGAACGCGCCACCGTTCGTCATGAATCTCTCGATCTGATCAACCGATGCGAGCGCTGCGAAAGTCTGTATCTGATCCTTGTTGGCGAAGGATTCGTTGAATTCCATCCCGGTATGTGAGCGACCGCCTTGAAATGAGGCAAGGTTCGCTCCGGCGGCATTGGTGAAGGTGGCATCGAACAACAGCAATGCCCTTCCAGCACCGAAACCGACCCAGAACCTTGTTGCAGCACTTCCCGGTTTGGCTGCGGAGACGGCGATATCTATTGACAGATCAGACGGTGCACCAGCTTGAGCAAGTTCGTAACCCATGGCTTTTAATTTCTTGCCAAGCAGCGTGTGGAAGAGATCGATTGTCTCATCACCATAGGTGTGATCTTCACCGTACTCCGTCGCCGGCATTGGATGAACGCTGTAGGCAACTGTCCTGAATTGAGTGAAATCGACGCGGCCAGTTGACTGATGTGTAGCGGCTGGCGTTACACAACCCGCGACAAGCACAGCCGCGAGCCAGGCGATTGTTTTCATGGTTACCTCCATAGGCGTTGGATGGTATGCCTCACTTCTGGAGATTTCATGTTGAGTTACCTTAAGGTGACGTTGCACGCACTGTTTTCAATCCATTGTTGGCTCGGTTACCTCGCCATCATGGCGGCGCCGCTGTGGCTGGCTGGTATCCCGATCTGTTATGCGCTCGCACGCTCAGGCAAGTATGCCGAGCGCGACTCGCTCTACTACGGTAAGCGCGTGCTCGCCTGGACGCCGCGCTGGGCATGGATCTGGGGCAATGAGGAGGATGGTGTTGGCGGCACTACTTGGTGGGATGCGCGCGTCAAGGGAGCGTTCTCTTGGCGCGAGATATTCTTGTGGTCTGCCTTGCGCAACCCGGCTAACAATCTGCGCTTCGTTCCCGTGCTCCATCCGGTGCCAGAGCCGAAGCGCGTGCGTTACGCCGGCAATTCAATCGACCCGTGGGATGACCTTAAGGCGCTGCGCGAGGAGGGCGATGGTCTACATCGGCCGTACTGGTGTTATGCGTGGCAGGGGCTGTTTGCGGGCTTCTACGTGATCTGGCCGCTTACGATGACGCGACACTTCCGCCTGCGCGTCGGCTGGAAGATCCTGCCGAAGGATGCGATCGGCGGCACGGTCACTGACTACCGAAGATTCCGCTACCCATTCGGCCTGCAATTCACGCCTTGGAGGAAAGGATGAGCATTGTCAGGGACACAGTTGAACTGCTCCACCGGCTGAGGCCGCCGAGCATGGACGATAACGGCGACGTCAAGGATGACGTATATCGAGTGCAGCGCTATGACATGCGGGTACGGCAGTACCGGACGGTCGTCTTTTACTGGCTGCTGTTCATCAGCACAGTGGTTGCCGCGGACGTCATGTTCGGCTGGGGCTTGACACCCATCTATGGGGGCCACGCGCCGCGCACCACGGTCGATCGCATCGAGATCAGGCTACTCGAGAAGGATCTCCTCGACACACGCGTCGGCCAATGTACGGCCGCCGACAAAAGCTACTTCACCGATCGCTTAAGTACGTTGCGCCGCGAATACAAGAAGATGACCGGTGAGGACTGGCCCATCCCGGAATGCTCGGAACTGGTGCAGTGAACCTCACGCTGATTCGTCACGCATACCTCGCGGCTTCCAAGTGAGCGGATTTTGTCCGCGTGCTACGGCGGCATAGAGCGTCGATCGTTTGATCGCGCGGAGATCTGCGATCTCTCCCAATGTTCTCGTCGAACCGTCCTGGAGCTTTACTGCGATGACGGTGCTTGTGTTTCTAGTCTGCTCGATCGCTGTCGCCCACCGGCAGTTGTCTGGTTCGTAGTCGCCGTCACTGTTCTTGCGTTCTATTGAGTGCTTTGGCGGACACGGTCCCATGTCCATGAAAAAGTTCTCATAGCTCTCCAGCCAGCGGGCGCACATCTTAATCCCACGACCGCCGTAGATGTTGTAGCACTTGTTCTTGGGGTTGAGGCAGCGTGCCTTGGCAGCCATCCATGAACTGTATTCGCGCGTGCACTTCATTGCCGACGCTGCCTCGACTGCCCTTGTCGTGTGCCCGTGTTTCAATGTCCGCTGAGAGAGCAGTTCGCGCTGCAGGCACCCGCAGCTTTTGGAATGTCCTTGCCTGAGCGTGTCGGTGTTTGCCATGTGCTGCATACCGCAGTCGCACACGCATCGCCAGACAACCTTGCCATGCCGCCGTTCACCGCTATCACCAAGCACCAGCAGGCGCCCGAAGCGTCGGCCAGTGTAATCGAGGGTTCGCATGCCTACATTCTCCGACTTGTCAGCGCGGCGACTCGCTACCTGCGACGAACGCCTGCAGAAGTTGCTGCGCGAGGCCATCAAGCACGTCGATTTTACCGTGCTTTGCGGGCATCGCACGCGGGAAGATCAGGAAGATGCCGTTCGAACCGGGGCAAGCACGCTGCAATGGCCGAATTCAAAGCACAACCAAAGCCCGTCGATGGCCGTCGACGTCGCACCATTCCCGATCGACTGGAATGACACCGCCCGGTTCGCACGATTGTTCGGCTTCATCGAGCACATCGCGCTACAGCAGGATATTCAGGTCCGATGGGGAGGCGACTGGAACGCCAACTGGCGCACCAAGGATGAGCGGCTCGTCGATATGCCACACATCGAGATCGTCAGTTCATAGGAGGCAGCAGCATGACCAAATGGCTATCGCGCAAGTTCGTACTCGCATTCCTATTCGGGTGCGTCGGTAGCGCATGCTTCCTCATGGGCATGGAGATCGGCGCCTTTACGACGTTCTGCGGCGTGATCCTTGGGACGTTCACAGCTGGCGATGTCGGTATCAATGCCATCCACAAACGCGGTGCCGGTAATCCGGATAACACGAACGAGAACGGAGTGAGCTGATGCTCGGACTACTGGGTAAAGCCACCACCTTCAAGATCGTGGCAATCGTCGCCGGCGTTGCCTTCGTGCTCGGTGCCGCCGGCGCCTGGCGCACGACGACCTGGTACTACCAGGCGAAGGAAGGCAAGGAGGTGCGCCAGGCCTTCCAGCGCGCGATCGGGGTCATCGAGCGTGGTGAGGCGGATCGGGCGGAATTCTCCGAGCTCCTACGCTCGCGCGACGCTGGTGTCGCCGACGCACTGCAATCCATCGATACGCGGTTCAACGCTCTGAATCGCCGCTTCCAGAATGTTCCACTATCCGGGACCCGCGAAACGCGGGCCGAGGGTGCACCCGATGCGTGTCCTCCTGTCCACTGTCCTGTCATTGACCCTTCTTTCTGGCTGCGCTGGCAGCAAGCCGCTTCCGGATCTGCCGCAGATTCCGTGCCCGATCCCGGGTGAGATCACGCTCGCCGCGTGCGACGTGAAGGCCTGCACGCCGGCGGGCACACCGGAGGAGATCGCCAGCCTGCCGCTCGAACGCCAGCTCGAGCACGCGACGATCTGCCACGAGCTCGACCTTGCGGCCTGGGAAGGCTGCGCGGCTCGTCAGCAGCAGGCGGCCGCGGCACTCCGCGACGTTGCCGCGCGCTGCGTGGTGAAGGCAAGGCCGCCCGAATGAGGATCCTGCCAGGGCTGGTGCTGCTCCTGCCAGTCAGTTGTACCGACCTGGAGGAACGTCCACAGATTCCGCCGACGCCGCCGCTCACGGCGATCGCGATTACCCACTGCAGCGAAATTGTCGCTATCTACATCACTGCCGCAGACGGCAAGCTCATCCGGATCGATAAGGATTCAGGCGTCACGGATGGTGCCGCGCTCGACGCTGCGCAGATGGCGCTGACTGCTCGGCGCCTCGAGATCGGCTGCAACGGTGAAACCGCCGCCGAAGGTTCATTGCGCTGAGTACCGCTGAGAATCCCGCCACTCGCCGGCCAATAACACCAATTCCAATTGCCGGCTTTTCCAACCTCTACTTGATAAAATGCAGCCTGGCCGACGGAGAAGCCACAGGGCCGGGCCAGTGTGACGGGATATGTGTCCCCGCATGGCGCTGGATCGCCTCCCAGCACCACGGAGAGGCACGTTTCCGGCGCATATATGCATGATTCTCCATGGCGCTCTGTGGGTGTGTGCGGTTCATAACCCCTAGGTCGCGGGTTCGATTCCCGCCCTCACCACCAAATCAAAGACTTAGCGGCGCTTTTTTCTCTTGTGCACTGCGGGTGTGACGAGCACCCGATCCGCATAGGCCCTCAGATGCCCAGGTGAGAGGTGTGCGTACCGCCTCACCATCTCGAAGCTCGCCCACCCACCCATCTCCTGTAAGACTGACAGAGGCGTCTCCGCCTGCACCAGCCAGCTCGCCCAGGTGTGCCGCAGATCGTGGAATCTGAACCCCTCGACGCCCGCCTTCTTACAGGCCTCGCGCCAGGCCTTTGTCGTGACGTAGTGGATCGGGTTGCCACGGTAACTGAAGACGTGCGTCGCATGCTTCCCCCTCCAGCGCTTCAGGACGCGGATGGCATCGGCGTTCAAAGCGACTGGAATGCCGCGACCCGCCTTCGCCTGTGCGCCCGGCACGTACGCGGTCGCGCGTTTGAAGTCGACGCGATCCCAGGTGAGTCCGGTGATGTTGGACTTCCGCAGTCCCGTCGCCACGGCGAAGCGGGCGAGATCGGCGCTGTGTGATGGCAGGTGTTTTACCAGTTCCTTGAACTGCTTCCGACTCAACCAGCGCGGCTCGGCGAGCTCGCGCCTGAACATCGGGATCTTCGGCACCATCTCGAGCCAGCCCCACTCGGACTGCGCCTTTCTGAGAACTGCGCGCAGCGCACCGAGGTAGTGATTGACGGTGGTTTTCGAAAGCGATTCGGCCAGCTTGTTGCGCGCCGCGTCGATCACCTCTCGATTGATGGCGCGAATTGGGACATTGGCCAGGTACTCGCC